GAATTCTTCTGCTTTACCAGCAAAGTAGAGAGACTTAGCTTCAATAACATCGTTGCGATCTTGAGCATACATATTAGCCATACCCTGATCAACACCTTCGTATTCGATAACGTCCTGCATCAGGCTTTGTTCTAGAGCAACTACATTTTCTAAAAACTTGTACATTTGAATCTCCTAATTCCTATTTTACTAGTATATTATATCATAGCTTTTTAGGAATGTAAACCCCCTAAATTCATTTTATTTGAATTTTTTATCATTATTTGACCATTTAAATATCCTATGTAATTTACACGTGTACCTATTCCGTATAACCCAGAAGTATATCTGATTTGCCACCCCATCACCGTATTTAAACTTCTTTTCTGTCATATCATTCAGTATTCTTCTAATGCCGGCATCTAGCCAGGCCTGAGGTTTATCTGTACAATCTAGAACTTTATTATCAATAGTATCGCCTTCTAGATTAATTTGATCTAAAAATGGTCTTGGATCGTCCTTATATCCTTGAGATATCACATGTATTTCCGCAACGCCACCTTGAAGACAACTAATATAAGCATCTTTCCAAGATCTATTCTGATAGGGCTTCCACACTCTATCAGCCTCGGCTTTAGCCCGGGATTTAAGAAGATCCGGATCTATATCTCTAATATCAAATGTTTCTATAAACGTATTCAAGTGCACGATCTGCTTCTTTATCTAGGGGTCTACTCTTATACCAATTACCAGTTTCCATATCTAATTCTCTACAAAGGGAAGCTATTTCATCTGCAGTAATAGGATATTCTTTCTTAATAGCATTGCCGGCAATAGCAACCATTATCTGATACATTTTATGATACCAACCGGTATTGCTTATGACTCTGTATTCTTTTTCGAGATTACGAGGGAAGAAGGGACAGTCGCGATAGGACGTCCACCGTATGTCAGTGTTGTCCATTCTTGATTTTCTGTGCTCGACGATTTGTCTTTGGAGTTCTTCTGGGAGTCGATCAAAGAATTTGCTTGAATTGGTTTTTTCGGCATAAGGGAATTCCTTTATTAAAGCATCTGGATCAACATAATCGCCATCGTGAGAGAAGATAAAATTGTTAGCCCCGTCATAATTAGCAGGAATGTAATACATTCTAGCAAGATCTTTTGTTTGTTCATCTCCGATTCCTCCGAGTGCATTCTGTAACGCAAAGTTGAAACGAGGAATTTCCTTATTTGATATTTTTCTTTTAAGTGGAAATACAAGTCTAAACTTCGGATAATCGAGAGTACTGCTAGCAGTAGAATAACAAACGAAACGCCAGTTACGGGTATGATTAAGGATTGCATCTTTTAATTCACCATCAAATTTATAATCGTCTACATCAACTGCACACCAACCGCACCATTCAATAACATTTGCATTCGCACGGGTAGTACCTTTCTCATAGACGGCCGGCGACATGAGCTCGGCTTCACCCTTAGACTTACGTTGAATATTAGACAAATCATACAATACTTTTTCAAAGTCTTGAAAGCTTTTAAGATTAGTATTACGATTTGTTTTATTATCGTAAATATTTTTAAAAAGCGTTAGTGAGATTTCCATGGTTGCCCTCGTGGCTTGGTGATTTCCATCCTTCGGGTTTAATTAGATCGGGTAAGCCAAATGGATTAGGTCGACCTTCTTTTACACCTGGCGACTTAACCATATTTGCTTTATATACCTGATCCCATGCCTGATTAGCATCTACACCAAATACGTCTAGTGTACCAATAGCAAAGACACATAGGTCGATTAAGCCATCTACAATTTCTTCTGGATCTTTAGATTCAATAGCAGTCATTGTTTCGTCAAGTTCTTCTTTACACATAGAAAGACGGAAACGAAGATACTTATCCATAAGATCTTTATTTTCTTTATTTGCTTGAAACCAATCATGCACACCAAACTTTTCGTGCATTAGTTTCATATCATTAGCCCAATCGTTCATATAGTTACTCCTTTTAATATATCATTATTATATCGCATTTTGACCAATTTGTAAACCCATTAACCAAAAAATGCATCCAATGTCATTTGTTCTTCTGCTGACCAACCCATTGCATCCAAGATAAACTTAAGCGGTTCCATAAATGTTTTTTCGAATTGCTTTTCGTAATCTACGTATTGGTACAAATTCATTTCCTTAGGCAGGCCACTAGGGAAAGCTACTACGTTTTCCCTAAGGGTATTTGGTAGTCTGAGATATGTAAATTTAATTTTATCTCCATCTCGGATAACCTCATACTTATTTAGCAGCTTCTTTTCTTTTAGAAATTTATTATAGAGAAGTGCGCCACGTACATGTATTGGACAACCTTTTTGATATGTCATTTTCTTGTCGTACCACTTACCAATATCATTTACCCCGCGCGGAAACGCAACAGCTTCTGGTGGCAGTTTACAAAATTCTTGTTTGAATTCCTGTATAAAGTCTTGCGTTGCCGATTCAGATCCGGATATAATAATCTTAAAGATTTCTTTAAACTTATCACGTACAACTTCTGGGGTAGATGACTTAATGGCTTCGATACCCATGATCTTAAGTTTTGGTTCTGAATATTGTACGCCTTCAGAGTTATGCACATTCAGTAGATAACGTTTCTTAGCTACCCATATACCACGGTCAGCAATAACTTCCCGTCCCATCTCCATACGGTTTTCGTAGCAGTTCATATCCTTGAAAAGATCTGCCATAGACTTTTCGAAAACTTTATTAAAATGATTTTGGCATGCTTCATCTAAGAACTTAACAGGATCTTTTGGTTTAAACTTTTCTACAAATGGTTTAAAGTTAACATATACAGAATCTGTATCGATTGCTATAACATAGTCTTTATCAGTTTCTAATACCTTATTCAGTTCATCGTTAATTGTTTTTTCGCACCACTTAATGACATGTTGACCTGTAAGAGTAATACCTTCTGCAATACGTAGATCGAAATACCTATACCATTTATTACCAATAGCACCGAACAAAGAATTCATAAGAATCTTAATTGCCCACTGCTTATTCTGATACGTCGCGATCTCGCGCTCGAGGTCGCGCGAAGGATTCTTTTGGTATTTGCTTTGTGCAGCAAGCATTTGCTTTTTAACAATACTACGTTCTTCATAGTAGTTTTTAACAAGTGTAGGAAATACACCCTCATGGGTATTATCGAATAATATACCATTTGCTGCACGGGAAACATTTTCACCAGAAGCTACTAATGTTTCTGGTGACATATTCCATTGTGCAATAATGTTAGGATAAAGTGAATTTAGATCGAAGCTAACAATCCATTCGTACATATCAGCTTTAACTTCTTTGACATAGCCACCAGCAAAGTGTACGTTCATATCCTGCCGTGATGCACGATCTGCAAGAGGTGGTATAACAATATTCTTTTTAGTTAGTTCGCGATATACAATCGAATCCCAAATAGATGTTGTACCAAAGATATCAGTAAAGTTAACACCGGCTTTATATGCAATTGTACAGGCCAGACCAATTAGATCTAGCTTATCATCTATCTTTTGTACCAATTCAACATCTTTAATATTGTAGTCAATATAGAGCTGAAAGTTTTCTGTGTATAGATTTCTTAGGTTACCATATTCTTCGTAAGAGATTTTCTTTTCACCGAGAACAACATATGCAATATGGTTAAGTGAATAAGATTCTTGTGCACCATAGCTATATGCAAACTTCTTAAAGAGATCATAGTAATCAAGTTGATTAATACCTTGGATCTCATAGGCATCCATGTTTTGGTTTTTGAAATTAATTTTTTTAGTTCGTAAAAGATTCCATGGTGAAAATTTACGTGCAATTTCTTCGCTTTGAAATACCTTACCAATACGATTTAGGATATAAGGTATATCAAATAGACGTACGTTCCAGCCGGTGACAATATCCGGATAGCCTGGACTATGTACACTATCACCTCTCCACCACATTAAAAAACTGGCAAGAAGATCTTTTTCAGTTTCGCACTTATGATAGTGTATGTGTAAGTCTTTATGGATTGTTTCAGAAACTTTATAGTCGCCACATCCCCATACGTGATAACGACCTTGTTTTGAGGATTTAGCGGTAATAGCTGTAATAGGATGTTTGGCTTCATCAGCTTCCGGGAAGCCATCGTCAGAATAGACCTCGATGTCCAGGTTAACCACATTTAGCATAGCCTGGTTAAAATTAATTTCGTCTGGGAATTTTTCTTGTAAAAATTGTAGTACTACACGATCACATCCATAATAACTCAAGCCAGAAGTTTCATCTGCCTGCTTGACCCAATTGGACATTTCATGGCGATTTTCAAATTGTATTGGGCGTACATTTTTCCCGCCCATAGTTTTATAGCCCGTAGGCTTTGGGGATGGCAAATATAATTTAGGGCTAAAAGGTACTTTTTCCTGTACCAATTTGCCATTATTATCGTATCCACGGTAAAGTACTTTGGAACCATAGTGGTCCACAGAAACATAAAAAGACATACAACCTCCTAATAAACACAACTATTATACCGTATTATGCGAGGTTTGTAAATCCTTAAATTAGCTTTAATGCTTCTTTTGTTGTATCTTTTACGCGCTTTGTCCAACCACGACCAAAGGTTTTAAATGTATCTAACTTTTCGTAGTAGCGCTGTCTATCATTTTGGTATTTTTCGATAGTTCTTTCTACACCAACTTTTTCTACATATTCAGATACAGCCTTAAGGGTATTAGGTCCAATAGCACCGTCTTGTTCTGATCCGACTAAAGCTTGAATGTAACCTGCAGCACGACCAGGCCCAGCGTTAACAGCGAAATCGAATACACAAAGATCAAGCCCAGCTGGTAGGTCATCTGCTTTGGTACGATCCCAATAATTTTTCTTATAGATCGGTTCAACATCTTCATTTACAAGATCTGCCATATCTTTTTGTACTAAATCATTTTCCATACACCATTCTTCGTATACTGCTTTAGTAACACCTAGATTGGTTTCTCCTCCTGGATCTTCTGGGTGGTTAACATATCCACCTTCATGTTTAAGAACAAGCTCTAATGATTTCTTCCAATTTTCTTCTGCCATTTTCTTTCCTAATCTCAATATTAATATTAAAGGGAGCAGAACTAAAACCGCTCCCTTTATTTATATTAACTTAAAGTCTTCCATTCATCCTCAGTATAGGGCCACATATTAGTTGATCCTATTTACCTGAGCATTAAGTAACTTTTCTACTTCCCAAATTGAATCAGGTGAGCAGCCAGCTTTCTTAAAGAAATACTTCCAAAGATTATTTATCATTATATTCTCCTTGAATTGTTTTACGATTCAATTCTCCTAGAAGACTATGATAAGTATGTTCCGGATATTCATGAAGCAATTGTCTAGCAATATATTCATTTGCTGTACATTGTCTTGAAATCCGAATAGCCTTTCCTACTGCTGTAAGATGCCCGATGATCCAGGTTGCAAAAAGAAATTTAGGCAGATTTAAGGTTTTTAGTACGATTGCGGTCATTTGTTAATTCCTCGTTTTTCATGATTGAAATTTTACGAGGCTGCTTCTCTTCCGGAAGAACGACTTCTAAATTAACAGTCAAGATTCCGTCCGTTAGATCTGCTCCAGTTACTTCGGTATATTCCGACAGTCTAAATGACTTATTCCAATTACGAGCACTAATACCTTTGTGAACATACATAGACTGATCCCGACGTTGTGGGCGATCACCTTTGATGTAAAGGACATGGTCTTTTACCTCAATATCAATATGTTCTTGTTTAAATCCCGCAACAGCAAGTTCCAATGAATATTTAAATTCATCTTCTTTTACTACGTTATGCGGGGGATAGGTATCCTTTGATTGCTTATGAATGTTTTCAAGCTGATCAAAGATGTGGTCGAAACCAAGAAATGCGTTTCGCGGAAATGCGAATGTTCCAGTCATATGTACCTCCATGACTTATGCAAGGTTAAAAATGAGACCCGACTACCGGCATCTCTAATCTATATATAATGGTTTACTTTAAGAATGTAAACCCCTATTCAACAAAACTAAAATAATTACTATCGCAAGATAATCTTTGTCCATCAGGTGTCTTAACAATTACTGCAATAGAATTGCCATCACAATCTGGAACTACTACGCCAACATCAAGTGTCTGGCCGCGGTATTCATAAAGAGTATGACCTTCATGAAGGTCTTCATTAATCTTAACTTTTTTCATCATTTATTTCCTATATTATATTTCGGACACAATTCCCAATTATCTTTATCTTTATAAGATATAATTTTAATTTGTCTTAGTGGGGCCAATGGCTCAGCCGATTGACGGTTTTCGATTGTAAGTAATCCCCAATCACTCATAAGAGTTGCAATCGTATTTCTACGAGCAATATCATTCTCTTCTAGATTAGATTTCTTACCATCAAGTAAAAATAGCTCTTTAAAATGCACAATAAAGTAACGACCTTGCTTATGTAAAATATGGCAAGACTGATATAGTTTATGATCTTTACGTGAGGCTACACCGATGCGAGTTAGGGTTTCCCGTACTTTCAGGAAATCATCCGGCTCGTTTAAAGTAACTTCTAGCATACTGCCAGGAGTCCACTCGATTAAATTATTTTCTTCCACCTTTATCTACCTTCTTTTTCAATACTTCTAATTGTTCTTTTGTAAGAAGGGGCAAGACTTGGCGTGCTTTTTCATTGCTATAACCATAATAAGCCTTGACTACTTCCACATCACTTTGGGATTCAGGTTTGAACCACTTGGAAAAACGTTTCCGCTTTCTAATTATATTTATAAAAAAATCGAATTGAAGACGGTTATCTAGGTGATGGTTGATATTCATCTCATTTGCAATGAGTACAGTATCATTAAAGTAGGACAGGCTACGGTTTGTCATATATGGTACGTACTGCTTTTCAGCAATATCATCTACCATAATATTCTTTTTAGTCATATTAATAGCATTTACATATTCAAATGGATTCATTACATACCTCTTTGCATAACACGGAGGAAGATATATACGCTTAAACCTGCTATAATAGTACCATCATAGCCAGCAACAAATCCTCCTATTATACCAGCTATAATAGATATTATAAATGTCGTTTGTTCGGGATCACGCAAATTCAACATTAGCCATAACCTCGGTCAGACAAGCGACAACGTTTAATTCATGATCAGCAACAAATGCGTGTTTATACTGATAGTCTGCTAGAATTAATACAAGTGACGGTATAGATTGGGGTTTAAGGTAATCGTACATTTGATCATATAAACCACGAAAGATAGCAGATGCATCGGTATCCATATTATTAGTTACCCATGACCGCATTTTCTTAAAGTCCTTTTCTTTTAACGATTTATATAAATCGCTAAAGGATCCACCCAAATCAGAAGTCCGGTTAGGATCAAAACCCAGAACAGCATGTCTTTGAAGCTCGTTGATGATCCGCCGCCAATCCGGGGCATGTTTGATAATAATCGGTGGTAATGCTTTTTCATTATATACTATCCCTTCATTGTCTAGAATATACTTAGCTCTTTCAAAGAACTTCTGCGCAAGAACTGCTAAATCCTTTTTAGTAGTATTAAATTCGTATACGCCACAACGAGAATGAAGAGGTTCAATAATACGATTTTTAAAATTACATGTAAGAATAAATCTACAGTTGTTAGCAAATTCTTCGATAAAACCACGAAGAGCTGGTTGTGTAGACTGCGGATTAAGATAATCTGCTTCGTCTAGGATAACTACTTTATATCCACCTGTAAGAGAAACGGTTGAGGCAAACTGTTTAATCTTGCCACGAAGGGTGTCGATGTTACCTTCTTCAGAACCGTTAATAATAATGTAATCGACATTTAATTCATTACACAGTGCTTTTGCAACTGTGGTTTTACCGAGACCGGCAGTACCGGTGAAAAGCATATTAGGCAGTTCACCGGTATCTACTAGTCTCTGGAAAGTTTGCTTAAGATCATCTGGTAAAATGGTCTCAGCAATCTTACGAGGACGGTACTTCTCTACCCAGAGAAAATCATTCATTTACAAACTCCATAACAAAAAGGTATTATATCACAAATAGTCAAGTTTGTAAACTTAATCTTCATCATCCTCCATTGCAGCATCTTGTGTTAGTTGTTCACAGATTTGAATAATCTGGATACACTGATCACGAAGACCACCAATGGTAGTAAGCTCTTCACCTTTAAATGCACCACGTTGTGTCATGGCATCAATAACTGCTACAGTGCTACGGGAAGCTTTATTAGCAATATCTTGCAGTTCTTGTACTTGTTCAGACATAATTTAAACTCCAAAGTTAGACGTCTTTTCGAATGCAATCCAGTATTTTACAGGTAGTTCTGTATGACTGAATTGCGAGATAAGCTTAGAAGAAACCTCAACATTATAATCGCCAGGCAAAATCTTAAGGTTTCCGATATTTAGGATTATATTAAAACTAGAATCCGGATTAAACTCACCATCAATATCAATTGAATATTGGTTAGATGTTGAGTTTTTGGTATCTACGACAGAAAGACTAAGTACACCATCTTTACCAGAGATCGATACTTCTTCATGTCCTAGTGTTGATGCTGCGCGCTTAAGTTTATTCAACGTATCATTAGTTAGTAGAAACTTAATTTCGCAATCAGGCATCTTAATTTTTTCAGGTGCTTTAGTTAAAACTTCTTCTGCAGAAAAAAAGTATTTAATTTTGGACCTGCCAGTAGAATCGCCTACTGTAACGTACTCATCATTAAATTTAAGACGAGGTTTATCTACAAGAGAAAGTACTCCTATAAATTCATTTAGATCATAGATCCCAAAGTCTTTTGGGAAATTTTCTGTAATATCTGCATGAGCAATAATATTCCTTGCTTCATTCACTGTCCTCAAGACATTACCTTCTCGTATCATGATATTAGGATTAATACCTGAGAAGTTTTTTAATACTTGAAGTGTACCGTCATTCAATTCCATAACATAACTCCGTGTTTAATTAATAGATCATTATACCGCTTATTGAGCTGTTTGTAAACCATTAAGCTGCGATTTTACTGAAATTCTTTTCTTTTTTAAACTCAATTTTAGTATTGAATTTCCCATCAAGAATTTCACCTTTGTGGGATATAACAAAGATATTTGTATCATCACCTAATGTATACAGGATCTTAAGTAGGTTATCTACACCCTCATGATCAAGAGATGAGTCAAAGGTTTCATCTAGTATCAATAGGTTTGTAGCTACACTATTTTTCATCTTTGCGATCTGTCTCCAAGTAAATAGAAGTGCTAGATCAATACGTTGTTTTTCTCCTTCACTAAATGATGCATATGTAAATTCATCACGATGTCTAGATCGTATAGTTTCACTAAAGCTTTCGTCTAGATCAAAGTGTACAAAGAAATCTAATACCTGTAAGTACTGATTTACTAATTTATTAATAACAGGAAGATATTGTTTAATAATCTTAGTCTTAATACCAGTATCTTTTAGCATTTCAGACATAACAAAGTTATAAGAAGATTCTTCGCTAATACGGAATTTTTCTTCCATTAACTTATTTCTATCATTATCCATCGATGATAGATCAGCTTCGGCAGCTTTTAAATCTGCTGAAACTTCTTTTTCTAGGTACGATTGGTAATCAGATATCGTTGAGTTGATCGCCGTAATCTCTCGGGTATTGGCAGTGATTTTATGTACCCTATCTCGAAGCGTTGAAAGTAGGCTAGTCTGTTGGTTAATCTCCGATTCCACTCCTTGGCCTTCTTCTCCAATTTGCTTAAGCGTTGACTTCCACCGATTCTTATCTTCTTTTGTTGTCCGTAAAATCTCATGTTTATGGCCGTCTGAAAGGGCCTGCTCGCATACGGGACACGATTCATTCTCTTCGAAAAAGCAGATCCGCTTCTCGAGGTCGCGGATAGTCGATTGCCTATCTTGACTTCTGAGGAGCAAGTCCTGTTTCCGATTCTGTAAAGATCGTAGCCTTTCATCGGCTTCTGATAAATCTGCATCGAGTCCGAGACTAAGCTTACTATTCTTAGCCTGTAATTCATCGACACGATTCTTCGATTCATGTATCCTAGATTCATATTCTTTCTTATTCTCTTGTGTTAAAGATTTAATATCACTAATGTATTTTTTCTGTGTTTCAATTTTGTTTTTAGTAATATCAATATTGTATCCAATTTCTTTTAACTGGTCTTTAATAATATTCTGTCTTTCCTTTAATATGACATTCATCTTAGAAAATACGTTAATATCCAAAAGATCTTCAATAACCTCGCGCCGGTGCGATGCCGATAATTGCATAAACGGAATAAATGAAGATGAACCAAGTACTACAACCTGATGGAATGTTTTATGGTTTAACTTAAGTATATTCTGTTCTACAATCTTTTGGTATTCTTTTGCATGTGATGATTGGTTAATCATTGTTTCGTTTTTCCAGATTTCAAATACCTGGGGTTTAATACCACGTACAATTTTGTATTGGTTCTGACCAATATTAAATTCTACTTCAACGACACATGCTTTATTATTAATAGAATTAATAAGTTGTGGCTTATTAATATTTCTATGTGGTTTGCCAAATAATGCAAATGATATTGCATCTAGCATAGTTGATTTGCCGGATCCATTTTGACCGACAATAAGTGTTGATTTACTATTACATAAATTAATTTCGGTAAATGAATTACCGGTTGAAAGAAAATTCTTCCAACGTACCGTCTTAAATATAATCATGCTATCTCTAGTGCTTGTGCTTCTGTCATAAGTTCACGCATATTCACCTTAATACGATCTTTATCTAGATCTGTATCAACGCCATCAATATAGTCATCTACTAACTGTACAGTATCTTCAATTTCTAATCCTTCGTCGTCAACATTTTCACCAAGGAATTCGTTAAAGTTTTCTGCAATCTTTAATTCGTGAATATCTTGGTTCTGTATACGATCAATAAATTTATCAAATAAGAAAGTATCTTGCTTATTAACAACTACGACCTTAACAAACTTGCCAACTAGTTTTTTAACGTCATATGTATTATAATCCATTTTGTCGTCATTGTAAACAATTTTTTCAAATAAAGTATAAGGATTATTTACTTTTTCTATTTCGCGTGTTTCAGTATCAATTACATGAAAATATTTAGGATCATGTGCATCTGACCAAAAGAATTCCATCTGGCTTCCAAGATACCAAACATTATCACGACGTGATGCAGCATGGAAATGGCCAGATAATACTAATTCAAATCTATCAAATAGTTTATGATTCATACCATGGGCATTTGTTACACCACGCATCATTTCAAAGCCATTTAGTTCTAGATGTGCACCAAGCCAATCAGCTTTACATTCTTTAATAAAGCTCATTGATGTTTCATAGTTCTCTGCGCAGATCCATGGCAATAATGCAATCTTAAGAGATCCATATTCCATAACAGTTGGTTCCATTACAATATGAATTTCGTTCATATAATGGCCAAGACATTCTTTTAGAGAATTTAGATCATTAGTATTTTTATAGTATGTGTCATGGTTACCAGGAATGATATCCATTTTCATACCATTCTGCCTTAAGACATCTAGGAAGTGTTTCCTATTATGATTAAGGGCTTTAAAATTTACAAACTTACGGTGATCATAGTAATCACCAAGATGCAGAATCTGTTCAATATTATTTTCCTTACAATAAGGGAAAAATACATTTGAATAAAAGTCTGCTGAATTTTTTAAAAAAATCTCTGACGAATTACGAATTCCGCAATGTGTGTCATTCAGTACTGCTATTTTCATCTGGGGCTTTTCTCAATATAACATAGGTGTCATGGATAATCCATTCTAATGAATCACCAACACTCCAACCTGTTTTTTCCATAATCTCTTCTGGGAAATCGATTACTAAATCATTATCTTCTTCTCTTACCTCAATCTTATAGACTACAGCCGTCATTCCATAAACTCCGTAAGATCAGAATCTGCTAACTTAGATTTTCTTTTTCTTTTTTCAGTTTTATAGAGATCGTCATATACCTCATCAACCTGTTTTACTTTGTCGATTCGATCTCTTAAGGTATCAACAAATGTACTTATTACATTTCCTGCAGCTTGATCTGCTGTATCTAAATCTACAAAGTTTTCAATACCAGACTTAGCTAAATATTTTAACTTAACATCTTGCTGCTTTTTTTCTTTGGCAATACGTCGTAGAAATGCATACCAAGCAATCTGTGTAAAATATGCAAAAGCATTAGGTTTACCAGTTCTGGTAGCTGCTTCTAGATTATAATTACTAATAGCCTTTAAACAATTTTCAACTGCATCCATTACCATTTCTTCGCGATATGTATAGCGAATAAAATTGGATTTGTGAGACAAACCCTCAGAGATTCTTAAGAAGCACTGTGCAATGTAATCTGGTACGATGGGAAGTTGTTGTTCGTTTTTCTTGGCTTCTTGGACTTTTTCTACGTATTCAACTACTGCCTGAGAAAAATCAGCATTATTAACATAATGAATACTTTTTCTTTTTGCCATTATATCTGTCCTTTCATAATGTAACTATTATACCGTTTTTGGCTTATAATGTAAACCTTTTAATTTTATTTTTAAATTAAAAAATAGGGGATTTACATTTCTGGTATTTTCCGGTATAATAAGCTAAGGTTACGCCGGGGAATGAATACTAGTGAAACGTTCCGCCTTTCGGTTTAAACTTAATCACATTTGCCGGTGAATCCGAATCTAACATTGGGTAATCATCGTCATATTCTTCTGTTACCAAATCGTCCATATAGCTTTCGAATTCTTCTTCACTCATTTCATCCATCTTTCCTGCTACTTTCTCTAACGGAAAAGATCTTTTTTTACTTCTTTCGTCTAATTGTTTTCTAATTTCTTTTAATGTTTTATGGTAATGTTTTAATACTTCCTTTGTAGGTGTTGCCTCTACAATAATATGACCAACATTTAATAACGAAACTTCGTTCGGATCATCTTGAAACATTATCCATGGTTTAAAAGAATAGAATCTTACACCTCGGGAAAAATCTTCAATATTAATTATACGAACAGCTCCCTTTATAATAACAGTACCTTCGTCATCATCCCAGTGGATAACCTCACATAAAATCTCATCGTCATTGGTAAGCTTAAATTGTTTAATATCTAGCTTTTCACTCATTTTAAAGGTACCTTATAGGATTTATGGTTAAATTTTTCTTTTTCGTATATTTTTAATCTTTCCGAAGAATGTATAAGTGAAAAGTTTTTTCTACTTTTCCAGCTAATGTCATCGCTGATATCATATAAAGTAGTTTCTCTACCATCATCACTTTTTCTTAGACCTCGGCCGATACTCTGTAATACCCTAATTTGTGATTTGCTTGGTGAAGCAAATATAATATTGTGCAGGTTCTTAATATTTACCCCGGTAGAAAAGGTACCTAATGAAGCCACAACGATTGCTTCTTTGCTTTTTTCCACAATTCCTCGTATTGCTTCTCTGTCGGCGGTATCCGTGCCACCAGATACAAAAAATATTTTACGATCTTCATCTGTCTTTTCCTCTATTAATTGAAATAAAGGTTTTCCATGTTTTTCGACATAGTTATATAATACTAATGTATTACCCTTTTGATCAAGTGCTAGATTTCGAATAAACTGATTCCGTTTTTCATTTGTTACAATGTACTCGATTTCGTCCTGATATGTTCTGTTACCAAACTCCTTACGTATCTCCTCTGCATATTCAAGTATGATTCGTTTAATTTGGAGCTTGGCGAGAGTATCACTATCCTGTAATTCTTTTGTTGTTGTGACCTTATAAGTTCTTCCGAAGAGACCTTGTAAGACCAGCTCATGTGTTTGAGTTCCATCTAAAGTTCCTGTCGTTCCAAACCTATATCCTGCCTCTGTACATTTATTCATAATATTCATTAATGATTTGGATTTAAATCCGTGACACTCATCACCGATTACCATACCAAATTGTTGAAACCAAGATTTAGGTAATTTATAAATTGATTGCCAAGTAGAAATAATAATAGGACAATTAGTATTTTTATCTTTTCCAGAATAAATTTTATGTGCTAATTGTTCAGGCATTCCATATTGTTTAAAATCTGTAGACATTTGTTCTACCAAAGAAGTTGTTGGTACGATAACCAATACCCTTTGTTTATTTGAACTACCAATATGTGCAAGATAATATGATAGTAAAATATAAATGATTAAAGATTTACCAGAACCCGTAGGCGATAATAAAATACCGCGTTTTCTTTCTAATCCTCTTAATACAGCATCTAATTGATACGGACGAACATCGAATGGTAATGACAACGACTGTATTAAGTTATCTATTTCACTTGGATCTACATCTTCTTTTTGGTATGGATATCCATATTCATCAGATTTAAAATCTTCCATCTCGTACCCGCGCGATCGCGCGAACTGTACTAAATGGTGATATAATCCAGCAGGCAATTCTCCGGTAGCTCGACTATATAATCGAATCTTACCATCCCATACTTTATTTTTATAAGCAGGCATAAATCTATATCCTGGTACAAAGAAACTAAAAAATTCATTTAATTCCTGGGCAATACCAGAATCACAATCTACATGTAGATTAGAGTGATCTAACTTCCTGACTCGAATTGTCTCCACTTAATCATATTCCCTATAGTTTGATGTCTCCAATTAACGTTACTGATAATTTCAGACAATGTATCTATTACTGTCTTATAGTATTGTATTTTACCTTCTGAGTCTTGAATTTCAGGATCACTATCATAATAATAATCAAGCTCACCTTTAAGTATTTTAAGACCGTCAAATGGATCAGCTTCCCAACCAAGGGCCTCAACGGTTTCTTGATCCATCTTACCATTATAGTATAACCATTTCTTTTTAAGAAGTTTCTTTTGATCAAATTCAGCTCTTTTAAGCTGCAATTTATATGCAGTTAATACTTCTAGGTATTTGGCGTGAAGTAAAGGAGCTTGACGTGAAGATTCGTCAAGTTTATTAGAATCAATAATACAATCTTTTGCCCACATTTCGTGGATAGTTTTCAAGTCAATCATAATATATCCTTAGTAATTAGGATTCAGTAATAGTAGAACCTGCTATAGATCTATTTACCGTAATATTAGGTAAGCCATTTACATTAGTTGTATATGCTGCACCTGATAGTTCAAAATAAGAGAATCTAAAAGATGCACCAAACGAAATAAATGAGTCGCCGGCGGCAGTAGATTCAAATTGTATATCTGTTAAAGCTGTAGGAATACAATCAATAAATTTAATTTGACGAGTAATATTATTATGGCTTGATAAAATAGTTAAAGTCATATCTGATACTGAAGGAGGGGTATTAGCCGTTGCTTCGTATGCAGTAACATTTCCTAAATCTAATATTCTTCTCATCCATGAATACATTTCGTCATACGATTTCATATCTTCATCAAGAAGTATATTTGCTTGTAATTCGTTAAATGTTAATTTATCACCAATAAAGGGAATACCTGTTAATTTCTTATATGGTACTTCTACAGAGTTCATAATCATCCCAGGATGAATAAAACTTTGGAGAAAGAATTCCAAGTTTGGATAGTTACGTCTGTCAACCGTAAGTTTAAAACTGGTGGGTTGAAGGTAATTAAAATTGTCTGTTAGCTCTGCCATGTTACTATTTATATATGATAGTATAAAAAAGAGGCGACCGAAGCCGCCTCTAGTTACATTATTATTTTATTATTGTATTTTATGCGCCGAGGATGTTGTCAACGCGGAAGATACGATAGTACTGGTTAGTCTTAACAGCTGCAAGACCATCAGCAGGTGTTGCACCAACGAATGGGTTTGAAGCCATGCCGTAGCGTGTCTTAAATCCAATCTTTGGCTGGAATGTATCCTCACCAACCGCACGTACCATTGTTAATGGAACGTATGGGCAGTAGAACAGACCTGCGTCATATGGGTTTGTACCCTTATAACCAACAGTGACATAGTCAGCTGATGCATATGGGTCAATGTATACGCGTGTACGACCGTTCAGTACACCTGCGAAGGTGTTACCTGTATCGTCAACGTTCAATGAAGTTGACATTGCAGGAGCATAGTCGAGCATACCTGAAGCTGCAAGAGCAGAAGCTACGTCTGAAGAACAGACGATAAAGTTACCTTTTCCTCTACGAGTTTCTTTAGCAATTACGTTTGCTTCACGCTCGATTTGGAGGATAAGACCTTTGAACTTCTCTACTGACCAACGGCCATCAGCGTCTGTTTGTACGTTGAAGATACCATTGATTGCTGTGTTGGTTGTACCAGCACCGGTCTTAGCTTGTGAGTTAATCGTACGAATAACTTCACGGTTGATTTCAGCCAAGATCTCAGTTGACAGGATGTTAGCCAACTCAGTTTCAGCATCAAGACCATGAATTGCTTTCAAGTCTTGTGCCAGTTCCAGTGAGTACTCAGCTTTCAGTGCACGTGACTTAGCAGTGACTGTTGACTTCTCGATGGTGAAACCCATCTCGCGGAAAGCTGATCCACCAGTTGCGCCAAGTGCTTCAGCATCGGCTGTTGGCATACCACCAGCTGCAAGAGCTGTAAGACGATCGTTATCGATTGAAGAATCGCCGTTTGAGTCAGTAATACCGTTAAGGCCTGAAGCGTTATCTGAATCGTGAGTTCCAGCT